CGCTGGCCCCGTGGCCACGGTGATCATCGACGGCAACGTTGCGGTCGAGGCGTTCGCCGATCCGCGGTTTGGCCGCGTGCTGATCGCGCTCAAGGCCAAGATGACCAACTTGACGGTCAAGATTCGCGATTTCGCCGAGATCAAAAAAGAGTTCCCACATTTAAACAAACACGACTTGCCCGCGATTCTGGTGACTCAAGACGGTGCAGTCAAAGAGGCGATGACCTCGCTGCTGCTGCCGCTGCTCAATGATCCGCAGAGTCAGTCGCTGATGCTGACGGCGCTGCAATCGTTTCTGGCGACCGGGGCAATCCCCTGGGTTGCACTGGCGGCGATCGGCGGGTTCGCGGCCATTCGCTTTATCCGCGCGCGGCGTCAGGCCCAGGGCCTCGCTCCGTTGCTTGGGCCGGGCGGGGCGGCCCTGCTGCAGCAGCTCCTCGAAAGCGAGCAGGTCAAGAATTGGCTAGAGCGGCTGCTCAAGCCGAAGCCGATCGAGCCGGCAAAGACGTAAGCCGCAGGCCGAACCCAAAGTTTCACCGGGAAAACGATGAGCGATTTACTACGCATCGCCGCGACCTGGATGGCGAGCAAACTGAAAGCCCACGCCTCGACCACGGTGGTTTACAGGCGCGGCGCGGCGCAGGTGTCAATACAAGCAACGCTTGGCCGCACGCTGTTCGCGCTCGACCAGCAAGTCACTGGCGTGCCCATTGAATATTCCGACCGCGATTATTTGATCAGCGCGGCGGACCTGGTGCTCGCCGGCAATCCGACGCAGCCGGCGGATGAAGACGAGATACACGAAACGGTCGGGCTACAAACGCACGTTTACAAGTTATTGGCGCCTGGCGATGAGCCGGTTTGGCGCTGGTCCGATCCCCATCGCCAAATTTTCCGCATACACACCAAATTTGACCGCACGTTTTAAGGGTCTCGGGACAAAAATATGCCAACTCCGCGCCAATCCGCCCGCGAAGATTTTCCCCCGATCCGAGCAAGCCTCTGGACTCGGCCGGATCACTTGGATTCCCAGGACCACCACCTGGCGTCGGCCATCCGCAAACCCTCGTCGCAGTTTTTGAATTGCGCGAACAACGCCAACCTGAATGCGGGCGCCGCATTTTCGGTCGAGTTTTGGAGGAACGATTTCACGCGCGGCGCGGATCGCCATTACATCAACCGCTGGAACGAGGTTAACGGACAGCGATCCTGGTCAATCAGCAGTGGTGACACGATCAATGGCGCAAATGACGCCACGAAGGCCATTCGCTTCTGGACCTCGGGGGACGGCACCGCGACCACTACGCGGATGACCAACCAGGCCGTGCCAAACATCGATTGGTCCCACTGCATCGCCGTTTTTGACGGCGGCCAGGCAACCGATGCACTCAAATGCCGCATCTATCTCGACGGCGTGGAAATGACCACGACCGGCGACACCAGCCTGCCGGCCAGCGTTTTCGACAACAGCAAAGGTCTCAACATCGGCCGCATGGAAAGTTTTGTCCCGACAAGCTACATCGATGCGGCGATGAACCGCGTACGCTATTGGCCGGGCCGCGCGCTGACCCTGGCCGAGGTGACAACGCTGCACAATTCGGGTCGCGGTCTCTACCACGCTGGGCTGTCCGCGGCGCTGCTGACTAGCCTTATGGCCAGTTACGACCTTCCACACCAGCTCACCGACCTGTCGGGCAACACCAACACGCTGACCGCCAGCGGTGGACCGATCAATCCGGCGCGAATTGTAACCCGGTTTTTTGATCACGGCATCGATAAGTTATTGTTCGCCAGTCCGTTCACTACCGGCTTCCATTGGGAGCCTTATGCACTGAACGACAGACCGGGCTGGGTCTCCTACGGCTTTAGCCGCGCTCTGGCTCGCGCGCCGAATTGGAATGTTCTTTCCGAGGGCGAAACATTCGAGTTGGTCCAACATAACGCGCTGATTTCCGCCAACTATGACGCTGGCCACATTGGCTACACCGATTACACGGACACCACTCGCTACGTCTTCACTCAGATTTTCCAAAACGCCAGCAATCAACTTCGAGCCGCGCTCCGCCTGCGCAACGGCGCGACACCAAACGACACCGTCTTGGGCGCGACGAATCTTGCCGTGCTCACGCCGTATCTGATGCACTGGTCAGGTCGCAACTCCGGCGGTACCGGCTCGTTCAAGCTGACAATCAACGGCGTCAACGAAGCACTCACGGCCGTAACCGGCGCCAATCAATGGCTCTCGTGCATGCCCGGCGGCGACTTGCTCACCATCGGCGCTTTCGGCGCTGGCGATACCGTGCAAGGCACGTCCAGTTCGGTGCATGGCGAAAAGATCGTGACGGGCTTACTTTCCGCCGACCAGTCCTTGGCGGTTGAGCGCGCGCTGCTTGCAAAATATGGACTCGTGTAAGTAAATGTCCCAAATCATCGACATCGCGGCCGCGGTCGCCACGGAATTGAATTCGCAAATTTTCAGCCAGGCGTTCGTCGCGCAGCGTGTGTATTGGACCACCCAGCGACTGGAGCTGCTGACGGGAATGCGCGTCGTCATCGTGCCGGCCGCCTACGAGCGACAACAACTGAGCCGCTCCGGCAAGGAGCAGAAGGATTTTACGATCGATGTCGCCATTCAGAAAAAGGTGGCCAACACGCTGACCGAAATGGATCTGCTCATGGACCTCGTCGAGGAGATTCACGATTATTTGAACGACGCCGAACTGATCGCGTACCCAACGGCGCGGATCATCGAAGTCGCCAACGATCCGATTTACTCCGAGGACCATGTAAAGCAATTCAAGGTTTTCACGAGCTTGTTGGTTTGCAGTTACCGCGTCTTGACTTAGTTCACCGCAATGATCAGCTACAAAATCAGCGCCGCGAAAGGAATGTTTTTTGATCGAGCGGAGGTCACGAGCCGACTGAGCAAAGTCAAAAAGCGCGTGCTTTCCCGATTCGGCGCTTTCGTTCGCACGACGGCCAAACAATCGATCCGCCGCGCGCCAAGCAAACGCAAAACAGCGCCGGGAGCGAAGGCTCGCAAGCAAAGGGCAACAACGAGCAACACGTCACAGCCAGGCAAGCCACCCTACAGCCAGACGGGCCTGCTGAAGCAGCATATTTATTTCAGCTACGACGCGGGCAAGGACTCGGTCGTGATCGGACCCGCTCGACTCAGCAAACCCAATCCAGATATTTTGCCGGCCCTCGAATATGGCGGAGCCTCGACGACCGAAAGCCGCGGAGTGAAGCGACGAATCAACGTCAGGGCACGGCCCTTCATGCAGCCGGCCTTCGACAAGGAACAAAAGCAACTCCCCGCCATGTGGGCGAATTCCATCAAACCGTAACCCCTAAAACAGAAACACGAGGCAACACATGCCAGCGATTATTGGCCTGAATTGCGTGCTCTACCGCAACACGGGCAGCTTCGGCACACCGGTGTGGGACGTCGTCGGCAACGTCCGCGATAACACGCTCTCGCTCGAGACGGGCGAAGCCGACGTGACCACCCGCACCAACAACGGCTGGCGCGCGGTGATCGCCACGCTCAAGACGGCGAGCGTCGAATTCGAGATGGTTTGGGATAACGCCGACGCCGATTTTACGGCGATCCGAACCGCGTTTTTGACCAACGCCAGTCTTGAGTTTTTGATTCTCGATGGCCTGGTTGCGACGGTCGGCAGCCAAGGCCTTCGAGCAACCTGCATGATCGGAAAATTCACGCGCAGCGAGCCGCTCGAAGACGCGGTAAAGGCCAGCGTCTCGATCAAGCCGACCTTCTCGGCCAACGCGCCAAGCTGGTGGACCTCCGTGTAATTGAGGGGTGGCCAGGCCCTGAGCGCGGCGAGAGCCACCCAGTGATTTATCGCACGATCTCGATACCCCATACCCCAATCCAAAAATGTCGCAATTCACCGATCGCCTCGGGGAGACGTGGTTTCTCACGATCACCGTCGGCACGATCCGCCGCGTGAAAACGCTGCTCAAGATCGACCTTTATGCGCTGATCGATGACAAGTGCCGGCCGCTCTTTGAGCTGCTCGGAGACTTGGAGCGGTTTATCGATTTGCTGTTCGTGTTGACTCACCCGGCAGCCAAAATCGGAGGCGATCGACAAGCCGCGGATGACGCGGCCGAACACAAATTCGCCGAGGCCTTCGACGGCACCACGCTCGAGGAGGCGGGTCGCGTTTTCCTTGAGGCGCTGGCCGATTTTTTCCCGAGTCCCCGCCGCGAGACGCTGCAGAAGCTGTTTCTCAAAGCTCTGACGGTGGGGGACCGGACGACCGAACTGGCACGAGTGAAGGCGGAGACACTTCTGGACGCGATCGATCCGGAGCAAGCGGCCGAGCAGGTTTTAGCACGCTGGCAGAACAATGGATCTGGGAGCTTGCGGGCATCATCGGAGTCGATCCGAATCCACTCTCCCTAAGGCAGCTCGCTTGGATGGCCGATGCCCGACAGCGCGTGCAGTGGGATCA